GATCTAAGTAGACAATCAATATCTAGATACTATACTGGGGTGCGACGGCACCCCTTTTTTATGAAAAAAATTCTGCTCTCACCAGTTACTTATTTTAATTTAATGTTAGTGGGTATTTTAATTTTTATTGGAGTGCTACACGAACACACTCACCGTGCCATGGAGGTAGATGTGCATGGGTATGTTAGACAATTCTGTAGAAAAAACCCTGATACTTGCAAGTCTATGGCGTCAAATTGAAATCTTAAGAAAATATGTGTTGACAAAACTTTAGAAATACTATATAATATGTAAAGTTATGCAACACAAAGTAAATGACCGTAACGACTAATGACCGTGGACAGCAAAATCTTTTTGCCAGAGAACCACGCATGTATATCGATCAAACTGCGGCGGAACGTTACGGTTATGAGACCTATGCAGAACGTTCGGAAAAACTGAACGGTCGCACAGCAATGGTTGGTTTTGTCTTTGGAGTGCTGTCTTATGCACTTACAGGGAACCTCTTCTTCGGTCTCGTCTGAAGTTGTATTTTATAAACATAGGAGTAAAACAATGAACGAAAAGGCAGAACGCATTAACGGTTGGGCAGCTATGCTTGGTGTAGTTGCAGCAATGGGATCTTACGCAGCAACAGGACAACTTATTCCTGGTATTTGGTGATGGGATTTATAGCAGTAGCAGTGCTGTTGCTAATCCCAATTGCCGCTGCAGCAAAAAAATCATGACATATGATTGGACTATATTTCAAACACTTGTTTTTGTTATTACACCACTTTTTGTAATGCTTGCACTGAGTGAGAATGAGGACGATGATGGTCCACCGGACGGAGGAGTGATGACACCAGCATTTGCACCATCACCCTCTTGACAAAAAATAAATAAATTAGTATCATTGGAGCACAACGTTGCTCCTTTTTAATGCTCAGATTCATCAAAAATCTTTTTAAGAAACCCTCTGAAAAAGACATTGAATGTTCAGTTGATGAACAGATAGTTGATTGTAAAGAGTTGGATGATGATCCATACGTTGGTGTACCTGCTCCCATTTTAAATCCTGTGGATGAATGGTTTTCTTCTCCATATGGATGTCCTCCTGCTATTACTAAAAAGCAACAAGATTATATGGCACATGAAACTGAAATAAAAAAGGCAGAGGTACAAACCAATGAACCTGACAACATTCATCAATTGATGTATGATATTGCAACTCAAAATTCTGCTACAACTTTGCAGATAGATCCTATTGGTGGTTCCGAAAATGTCTCTCGATGATTGGCGCTACGAAGACGCAAAAATGAAAGTACGTGAGCAAGCACTAAAAATCCTCTTCTCAAAATATGGAGGTCAAATGAATGGACCCACTCCTAAATATTCCAGTCAATCAATTTATGAGTGTGCTCACGACTGGGTGTCGCAAGGCAATATGCACACTGCGGGAATTGTAAAATACTACGAGGCTTATTATGCAAAAAGTAATTAATGTTTTGGCAGTTCTATCATTTGTAGGAACTGCAAGTATTATTGGTGGAGGAGCAGTTGTTTATCTTCGTCGTGATGCTATTGTTGAACAAGTAAAAGAAAACGTTGCTAAGGCAGCAACAGAGGCAATCGCTGGAGCACTTCCTGGAATGATGGATGCGGCCTTGCCTGAGCTTCCCTCTACAACCGGACCTGCATTACCTTTCTAATATGAAAAAAATTATTATGAGTTTGCTGGCAGCAGCATCAATTGCTGCTCCTGTGCTTGCTGACCCAATTAAAGAGGATGAATACTACAGTAATCATTCCATGGGGTGCATGTTACTTCGAGAGTGTACCGATGGAGTCAAAAAGATCTCTAATCTTTTGGATATTTCTAGTGAGTATCCCAATACTGATGATTTTTATCCTGTTGCTGACGAATTCAACAGTATGCTTGTCGCCCTTAACCAGGTCGGAGTTAACGTGTTTTTAGCAGATGAAAAATATTTTCCTATTGGACATCGTGGAGTTTATCATACCGTTGGTAATAACTTCTTTCTGAATAAATCACATATGCGTCGTCCTGGTGTATTGATGTCAGTAATGCGTCATGAGGGATGGCACGCTGCTCAAGATTGTATGGCAGGAACCATTAACAATAGCATGATTGCTATTATCTTAAATGAAGAAGATGTTCCTGAGATTTGGCAGGAGATGGCAAGAAGAACATATGCATTTCAACCCTCTGCTATTCCTTGGGAGAAAGAAGCAACCTGGGCAGGTAAAACTGAGGGTATGACTATGAAAGCACTTCAGTCTTGTGCTGCTGGAACTATGTGGACTGACTACGATCCAACACCTATGACTCGTGAATGGTTGGTTGAAAACGGATACCTTTCTAAATAGAGTTGCCCTTGCTGGTGACTCATGTCTGAAGAAGTAAAGAAGGAAGAACCTAAAAAGAAAGGTCCTCTTGGCAGACTGAAAGATAAAGTAGAGGATGCTGATGAGCAGTTAGCAGTCCTCAGCACTTTAGTAAGACTAGGTATTCTAGTTTGGTCTGGTGGTATTCTTACTCTTAATTATGTGACCATTCCTGGATTGCCACAACAGAAGATCGATCCAACTTTCATCGCCAGCGTCTTTACAGGCGTTTTAGCTACTTTTGGCGTACAGACGGCAAAGAAATCTAATGATGGCACTATGAAGATGAATGGTGCAAATGGTGCCGTGGCTACTGGTGGTGCTGCAATTACCAAAGCAGATCTTGAAAAACTTATTGCTGCTGCAAAGGAAACTGCACCTGCTCAAACAATTAGAGTCGAGCAAGGACCAATCAAAATTGTAACTGATCAACCTCCATACAAAATGTGACATGAAAACAAAACCTTATCTCAAGTGGACTGCCATTAGTGTTGGTAGTGTAATAGCAATCGCACACATTGGTGTGTTGGGACATTTAATCGGAAGACAATCCTATAGGACTGTTCAAGTCCCGACAATTAATATTCCTCGTGGCACCCCATATTCCTCTTATAAAATTGAAGCAGGTAAGGATGGATATACAATTGAGTATAAGGCAAATGATCCTAAGGTATTAGAATCTCATAGATCATTAGATCTTGATAAGAATAAGACGGGATTCTTTGGTGGAGGATCAGAAAAAAGAACAGAATATCGTAGTGATGAATACACGATGGAGGGTGTGAGAAACATAGGAGGTGCCGCAGATTACGGCGAGGGAAAGAGTGCAAAAGACGTAGAGTGTATCGTGGCGGACGCTGGAGCACGGTCACAAGGTGCGATGGCGGGTAGTGCTGTTGCTTCAGGTGTTCTTGTCCCTGCAGTTGTCAACATTCCATATATCGGATGGTTGGCAGCAGGTTGGGCAGCACTATTTGGTCAAAATATCGGATCTGAAGTAGGATCTCAGGTCAATTCTATCATTAGTGATTGCTGACATTTCTGTTTACACACTAAGCAAAACTTACTAGATAGTGTAGTTGCACGAACTTATATGAAGTTCTTTTTTGCACTTCTCACCACATTATTTCTTGCTGCTCCAGCATGGGCAGTAGACGTTCAAATGGGATCAAATGGTAATCTTGTGTTTGATCCTGCCGAAGTAACCATATCTGCAGGTGAATCAGTTCATTTTATTAATAATATGCTTCCACCACATAATGTGATTGTGGAAGATCATCCAGAATTAAGTCATGATGCCTTAGCAATGTCACCAGGTGAAGACTTTGAAGTTGCTTTTACTAAGTCGGGCGATTATACTTACTACTGTGGCCCTCACAGAGGTGCGGGTATGATTGGTACGGTGCATGTTGAATGATAATGATCAAAGAGATTTACTAAAATCTCTTAGAGAAAGAATCAAACAACTTCGTATGTATGATGATATCCTAAATGATATCTCCGATGATGATGAAGAACCAGAAGTCTTTATAGGAGACGGTATATGAAAAAACTCAATGAAGTTACTTTGAATATCACAGTAGCAATCATTGATTTCTTATATCAAGGCAGAGATTATCAAAGATTTTGGGTACTAGAAGAAATTGCTAGAGCACCCTACTTTGCTTTTCTTAGTGTGTTGCATTTAAGAGAATCTATGGGGCTACGTGGTCCAGAACATCTCTATCTAATGGAGGAACATTTTGCTCAAACTCTTAACGAAACAGAACATCTGGAGTACATGGAATCTAGGGGCGGTAATGCTTATTGGGTGGATCGTGCTTTCGCCAGACACCTTGTACTTATCTACTATTGGGTCAATGTGGTTTATTATTGGTTGGCTCCTAGGTCTGCTTACCATCTCTCCTACGAAGTAGAGATTCATGCAGCACATACTTATGAGAAATTTTTGGAAACCAATAAAGACGATGAACGCATTGTAGAAATTATGAATGATGAAGTAGAACATGCAAAAGAATTATTAAATGCAATGGAGTTAATTAACTGATGAAAGTTGGAATTATCGGATTAGGAAGGATGGGTGAGGGTATGTCTCGCCGTATGATGAAAGCAGGCATTGAAGTTTGGGGTTACAGACGTAACTACAAAAAAGCAGAAGAAGCATTTGAAAAAGGTTATGTGAGTGGAGTTACTACTAGCATTGAAAATCTTGTAACACAAGTGCATCATCAAGATACTCAAGTTGGTAAATGCCCTGGCATCTTTCAACTTGTCATCCCTGCAGAATTAGTTGAGGACACACTAAATGAGTTACTACCACTACTTGGCGACGGGGATATTATTATTGATCATGGCAATAGCAACTTTAAAGATTCTCGACGGAGAGCAGAGAGGCTTTCTAAGTATGGTATCCAATATATTGACTGCGGTACTTCTGGTGGAGTTTACGGTCTGGAGCGTGGATACTGTCTTATGGTTGGTGGTGCAAGTGGAGCAGTATCTGTCTGTGCCCCCATTTTCAGGGCACTGGCACCTGGTATTGCCTCTGCACCCCGCACGGACCCTCACACAAACGCAACATCTGCTGAGTATGGTTGGTTACACTGCGGTGGACCTGGTGCAGGACACTTTGTCAAAATGGTCCATAATGGTGTAGAATATGGAATCATGCAAGCGTATGCCGAAGGGTTTAACA